GCTCACCAAAGCGGCACCCTTCGCCAAAGCTGCACTGCTCACCAAAGCGGCACCCTTCGCCAAAGCTGCACTGCTCACCAAAGCGGCACCCTTCGCCAAAGCTGCACTGCTCACCAAAGCTGCACCCTTCGCCAAAGCTGCACAGCGCGCCAAAGATGCACTGCTCACCAAAGATGCACTGCGCGCCAAAGCCTTTTATCGCGGTATAATCCCCAGCAGGGCATATCTTGTGGCCATACTCATCTACTTTGAAGTTGTCAAAATCCGCTTGCGTGTACTTTTTCATTGCTCTACCCTTTCCCTTATTCTTTCTTCCAACAGCAGTTTCACCGCCTTGCAAAGCCACCACACCAGATTGTTTTGCCACATGTCCCGGTGGGTTTGCGTCTGTATCATGCCATGTTCCGCAACCTCGGCGCACTCTATCATTTGTTCTCGCCGGGTTATTCTGGCACCTCAACACATCGCACCAAACAATGGATAATAATATCCCTTTCCCTTATCTGCCTTTCCAACATTTTTATTTGCTGCCCGTAATCCTCCTGCGTTCTTTGTTTTTCCTTGACGTAAAGCTCAACCGCCCTTTTTGCTTCTTCTTTGTAGTCGTGGCAAAGTTCGGTATTGCCGAACATCTCAATGTACTCTCTTACAGTCGCTTCCCTACAACAATTTTCCATCTTTTATATCTCCTTTCCAGCAGCCTACAACAAGGTTGCTTACGCCCTGTATGGGTAAACCCTTTAGTATCTGCCGCAGTCGGCAATTATGTTTCGCGCCGTCACAGGTAAAGCACTCGGTTTTGGTGGCGTACTCTGCAAGATCGGCCAGATCGTCATAGCTCATCACCCAATAATTTTTACTCCGTCCAGCAGGGCTTTTAATGCCTATCTGTATGTCGGTCAGTTCCAGTTGTTTTTTTAGGGTAATAAGCTGCTCGATAGGTATCGTGTCTATCAGCGCAGTATTGATTTTTTCAATATTGCTCTGCGCCAATCGGAAATTTCGCCAGCCGTTGGGGATACGGTCTACCAGCCGGTGATACTTTTCTTCGTACACCTTTAAGATATTTTCAACGGCGTACAGAGAAGCAAATAATTCTTTTCCTTCTGCGTTTATCCTTGTTCTTTCCATATCCGCCCCTCTACTCTGCCTAATTTATAGGCTTTCCAATCCGCCCAATCCCCGAATATTGTCTGCATCTGCCACAGCATAATTTCCACGTCCGCGCACTCTTCGAGGATTTTCTTTCTGCTGCCTTGGCCGTTCACCCACTTACTAAGTTCAACGGCAAGCTCGTTCAGTTCTTCAACGGCTTTAATGGCTTGATGCTTTGCACCGTAATGGTCTACTATTTCGCTGTACTTCATCGTCGCTCCTGAATAATTCGTCCGCTTCGTGAATAAGTAATTGCTTACCGTCAACCTTTGCCCTTAAAAGTGCGCCCTGCATCGTCATTCGGGTGTAGTATTTCTTCGCCGCTTTGAGAGTGGTAAAGGTCTTTCGATAATTTTCTTTTCCATCGTGGATTTCGTAAAACTCATACGCTTGCAGTTTCATAAATCCCCCTCTTGATTCTTTTTCGTACCGTAAACTCTGATATTCCGGCCTTCTCAGCCATTTCCCTTACCGTCAACTTTTCTTCGCCTTGCTGTACATAAACCCTGCAACCTGTCTCGTCCTTTTTTCCATCCGCCAGGTATAACGGGCATTCTCTGACGTGGTAGCTTCCACCATCCCAGCCGCTGTTATCGCGACAGTTTATCGTTGTCGGTCTTGCGTTCCAGCCTTTAACGGGCATCCCATCTTGGCGGCTCCAACTGCACCCTAAACCGGGTTTATTTGTCGCTCTCCGGCACGTCCAACATAGCGTTTGCTTCATACAACCTCAAAAAATCCTCCGCTTGCATAGTTACTAACCATTTTTCGCGGCTCCTTCGGTGAAACACCGCCGGTATAAGCTCCGGCTTCGCGTCGCGCTTCGCCTGCGCCATCCATTCATGGATTTTTGTCGTCTCGCAGCGTTTGCACTCAACGTGAATCCCCGGTAAACCTATCACGTCCGATGCGTCCCCCGTTTGTCCGCAGTATTGGGAAGTCCGCCGGGCATTGAACCCGTATTCACGGAACAGGGCGGCAAGCTCCCGTTCTCCGGCTTTGCCTTTTTCTCTCTGCGCCTTACTCATCCCAGTGTATATCCCAGCCGTTACCGTTTTCGGTGAAGGTCAACACGGTAACGCCATTAACACTTACAACGGCCTTTCCGTCCTTCATGTTGTCCATCACGCTCTGGAATATGGCTTGCGTTATCCAATTTGCTATGTCTTCTGTCATAGTTCCTCCCATTTCACAATTTCATCCTCGTACAGAAAATACTTTCCGTACCATTTCACGCTTAGTTCCCCGGTTCGCCCGTTTCGGTTCTTCGCCACGATGATGCTCGCGTCCTCGCTTTGCGGGTCAGGTCGGTGAAGGAATAACACCTCGTCCGCGTCCTGCTCTATGGCTCCCGATTCCCGCAAGTCCGATAGTCTCGGCCTTCCATCGTTCCGGCCTTCTATCGCCCTGTTGAGCTGGCACAGAAGAACGACAGGGGCATTCAGTTCCTTCGCCAAAAGCTTTATTTTTCGGCTTATGTCGGATACCTCATTTTCCCGTGTGCGGTTCCTCAGGCTGGATTGTATTAGCCCTAAATAGTCAATCGCAATCAGGTCTAATTCCCGTTCCTGTTGCTTTATCGCGTAGCATTGTGACCTTATTGCCTCCACGGTATAGGCGTTATCCGATAGATACAGCCTTGTTGCGCTCAGTTTGCTTACGGCGTTCTGTATCCTGTCAACCGCTTCCTGACCGCCGCTGAACATTTCATCACGGCTGCACTTCGCATAGCTGATGATTGCCCTTTGAAGCACGTCCTCCCTCGGCATTTCCAGCGAAAACACCGCTACCGTCCTGTCGAACAACGCCATATTCACGGCTATATTCATGGCAAGTGAGGTCTTGCCTACTGACGGCCTGGCTCCGATGATGGTTAAATGCCCTCTTTTCAACCCGCCTAACGTCTGGTCGAGAACCTGAAACCCCGTTGTAAGCCCCTCAGCGCCGTTTATAAGCCCATATAGGGCCGTGTCAAAGTCTTTCCCTACCCTGCTTACTTTACGCCCTCCACGCGCCCGTACAGCGTCTATAACGCCTTGCATACGGTCAAGGTATCCCTCGTCCTTTCCCGATTTCATGTCCTTGACCACTTCCCGCAGTCCCAAAATGGCGTGTCGCTTTCTGGATTCCTCCAGCACCACCTTGATGTGATAATCGACATTTGCTGCTGATACAGTGCCGGTGACTATTTCCGTGATGTACTGTATCCCTCCGGCCCTGCCGCCCAGCTTGTCAGCTACCGTTACGGGGTCTACCGGCTCGTTTGCGTTGAAAAGGGCAAAGATAGCGGAAAATATCTCTTGGTGTTCCGGCCTCTCAAAATCGTCAGGTCTCAATTCCCCGCATATTCTCTCTAAAGCCTCACGACCGAGAAGCGCAGAACCTAAAACAGCTTTTTCGGCAAGCACAGTTTTTCGTAGACCGGATTATCCCATGTCGAGACGCGGGGTATCTCGCTTCTGCTGCGTTCCCATGTCCTGACAGCAGCTTTCCAGTCCTTCATCTTGTTTTTCCCCACCATCCAACCTTTAGAGGCGTAGAAGTCATAAAACTTCTCCGGATCAACGCTGTTCCTGCGTTCCTTGCAGTATTCCCTCACGGCTTCAAGTGTGGGTGGTATCCCCTTGGGGGGGATTATAGAGGGGGATATATTATTTTTGTCTTTATCTTTGTCTTTATCTTTGTCTTTGTCTTGGTCTTTGTCTTGGTGGCATTTGCTATTTTTGCCATCTTTTGCCATTGGCAAAATGGCATTTGCCATCTTTTCTTGCTCCCATCTGCGCTCTGCCCCGACCTTTCCTGCGAGCTTCCGCTTTTCGGAAATGCTGTCGTAAGCATCACGATCTCGATCTATCTGGCTCTTTATCGTCAGGAATGCGATCCTTTCGGCTCCCGTTAGATTGTCCGGCTCTTCATCGTTAGCGTAAAGCATAACCGCCATGAGTAGCCGACCCCTCGCCCCGTTGTCGAGTTCCCGCACTATGTCAATAAAGTCCCTATATATCTTGATATATGGTAAAGTCATTCTTCGCTACCCCTTTATTTGTTCGTTCAGTACGTCCCTTAACCTTCTCATGTCATCCGGCGCGAAAGAAATTGATTTTTTAATCCGATTCTCCCGCTTGTCCCATAGCCCTAACACATAAAAGGGCTTGTAGGTGTCCGGGTATGCCATAAGGTAGAGTTCTATCGACCAGCCCTCGCCCTCGCCTATCGTGGCAAGGCGGCTTTCTGTTACGTACTCCATGACTAAAAGGGTAAAGGCTCATCGTCTATTTCGGTAAACCCTGCCGGAGTGTCCGTTTTTTCTCTCGGCGTGAGAAATTCAACGTTTTCCGCTGTGATTTCGGTTATGTACCGCTTGTTCCCATCCTTATCCTCATAGCTCCTGTTCTGTATCTCACCTTCTATAAGGACTTTGCGGCCCTTTGAGAGGTACTTCCCGCACAGCTCGCCCAACTGCCGCCACACTACTATATTGAGATAGTCAACAGGGGGTTTACCGTCAGTGCCCTTGTATCTGCGCTGTACCGCTACCGTAAAGGTGCATACGCATGTTCCGCTTGTGGTCGTCCTTAGTTCTGGGTCTTTCGTCAGGTTTCCGGTCAAAATTGCTTTATTCATTTTTCCACTTCCTATACGTTAGTTTTTCTTCGTTCCAATCGGGATACTTTGCCATGAGGTACGCTCTCAGCTTTTTTCTAAGCTCCGGCCTCCTCTCCGAATTATCATAGTCCCTATGGCACTCAGGACACAGTGTAACGATGTTTTGTTCTATCCCCTTACCGTTATGGCTTCGCGGGATAAAATGCGCCACAGGGCTTCCTGTGCGCCCACAGAGGACGCATAACTGATGATCTCTCTCCCATACCCGCGCTTTGACCTTCGGGGGTATCTCACACGCCTTGGTTCGTTTGCTTTTCATTTTGTGTTCCCCCATTCTCTGGATAGCTGCCCTTCGAGTATCCTTATCTTTAGCTTCTGCGCGTTTATCGCTTCCACCGCCGAATCATATAGGCTCTCAGCTATGTCCCGTTCCATTCTCAGCTTGGCTATATCTTCTTCGCCTTTGGCAATGTCCAGAAGGTGTGTTACCGGCTGTCCTTCGGCGCGGAGGACGGTAAGCCTTTTAGATAGTGCCATTCTGTACTCGCGCTCCGTTTCGGCCTTTTTCCGTCCTCGCGGCTTAAGCTCCTGCACCGCCCTGTCAAGTAGGGCTTGCTCTGTCATTATTTCGTCCCACAGCTCCATTTAAGCCCCCTTTGCGTTCAGCTTGTCGAGCGTGGTGCTTAACTGCTCCCGCGTCATATTCCACACGTCCACACCGTAGTTCTTTTTCGCCGCTTTATTGGCTAAATCCACGCTCCCCTTGCACAGGGCTATAACTTCCTCCTGCATGGCCTTTACGTCAGGATCGGCGGAAAACGTGTCGTAAACGTTGGGTTTAAATTTCGAGCGGGATGGAGACGTTGCATTGGTTTCCGTTTCCGGCTGAACAAACTCTTCGCTCTCGCTATCGGACATTATCCCAGAGTAAGCGAACTTTGAGAGCTTCAACACAACGCGGTCAAACAACCTCTTATAAGCCATGGCGTATGGATAAGCGTTGCTACAGTTTTTGTCGCTTACCTCGCCCACTTCGTAAATACCCTGTTCATCATTGCAATAACTGTATACCAGTGAGTTTTTATATCCGTCCTTGTCAAAAAACACACAAGAAGGAGTGAACTTGCTTTCAAGACAGTCATTGATCTTTAAACACCCGTTGTGGCTGATTATTAGGCCGCTGTACGCCATCTTGTCCTTCTTCGCGGTGAGATTCATCAGTATCCAGAAATCAGCCTCCGCAAGGCCATATTTGCCGCTATTGATAGCTTCTATGGCCTTTTCCTTTGCGGCAATGTACTTGGGGGATTGCCATACCGGCTTATCTCCATCTTTTGTATGTTCTACAGTCTTTTCGTTAAACATGCTCCCCTCACTTTATCTGCAAATTCTGCTTTACAACGATTTCCGCGCCCTCTGCCGTCCCGCCGGATTTCAGAAGCTCCTTTATCGCCGTTTTGTTAGGCACGGGGGGCTTATAGGTCAGAAGCTCGTCATGCCCCTGCGCCGCCCACTTTATAAAGGCTTCCTCGTTTACCTCGACGTTTTCTGACTTTCTGAATGTCAGTTTGTTCCGCTTGCTTTCAAACTTTTCCTTATTGGATAGCTGCATCTGCGTTGCAAGGTAGCCTTTAAGCCACTCGGCCTTATTGGCCTTAGCCTTGGCTCTGGCGGTGAGGCTGTCGGCTTCCTCCTTGATGCTTTTTGCCTCTGCGGCAAGGTTCTTTATCATGCAGGCCACGTTGTCAATTTTGTCGTCGAGCTGCATATCAAGGCTTTCGAGAGTGTCATACACGGCTTCTTCGGGTATCTCTCCACGGTCAACCGCGTCCATGAAGTCATTGAGATTCTTCGCTATGTCGTAAAGTGACATTATCTCGCCTCCTGTTTTAAAAGATTAGGGTCATATCGGTCATAGTAGGTGTCCTCGAACGGTTTATAGGCTTTAGCTAAAAGGTACTGCTCCATTACTCACCTTCCTTTTCCAGCCTCTTGTCTATCTCGTTCCGATAAAGAGCTTTCCACAGGTCGCGGTCATGCCGCACTTCGGCAAGCTGTTCCGCAAGCATGACGATTATTTCATCTTTTGTCATTTCGCTTTCCTCCTTGGGATAATCAGTTCTTTTGATATGTTTTTAGCTCATTCACTCCACTTGTCTGGCGTTGAGCTTGCCGCGCTCGATCAGTTTGTATATTTCGTGCCTGTCGATGCCCAGCCGCTCCCTTGTCTCATGCGTTGTCAGCCACTCGCCGTCCACTTCGACGATCCACTTCTTTTGTATACGCGGCGGCTCGCTTTTCCCGTCCGGCAAAAACAGCGGGCAGGCGCGGATGACGTAGGACTGTATAATTGTTGTGTAGTTTTTGCCGTGGTAATAGTCGCTGCTCTTCAGTGTTGTTTCCCTTGCCTCCCAGCCCGCAACGGGTTCGGGATCGGCGTGGCGAGACCAGCTACAGCCCATGCCCGGCGCGTTGGTCGCCCTCTGGCAACGCCAGCACAGGGTTTGTCCGGTTATGCATGCTTCCATATCTATCTCCTTTTGCGGGGTGCGAAGGCGTATCCCGCCATGCACCCGATGAAAAACATCGGTATGCCCCAGCTAAAAAATGCTCCCCACATACTTACCTCCTTACTTCCCGTTGAGTTTTTTCCTGATTGTCCGCGTCACGCTTTCGTGAAAATACCCGTTCACGTCAAACCGCGTTCTTTCCTGCTTCCGACGTTCTTCCTGCTTCCTTTTCTCCTGCCGCGCCGTTATATCGGCGACAAATTTTTCTCTGCTTACCACGGCTTCACCTCACATAGTACCCGACGCAGTTATCGTATTTGTGCTTCCGCTTGGCTTGCAGTTCAAGGCTTTTCTCGTCCTTTACCATTGCCGCCATGCTCCGCACCAGTATGAGGGGGGCGTGGCCGTCGGCGGCGGTCGCCATGAGGCGCCCATCCCTGCACATGGCGCGTATAGTGCCGGGGTCTACGTTGATGATCTCGGATGCCCGCTTGGTGGTGACATACTCGCCGTGCATCTTCACCATGCGCTCCTCCAGTGCTTCAACGCTGTTTATACGTTCGTCCACGGCGGCGGTTATCATATCCCGCAGGAGTTTGTTAAAATCGTTCATGGCTTTATCTCCCTGAATCATTGCTCTAAACTACGCTTTTGTGCTATACTACCTTATTACTACATTAAGGAGGCAGTATGGAGAACCTACCTTTTTCTGAGTACCTAAACGTGACTCATGCCATCGAAGTTAGCGACACGGAATATCTCGATAAACTTCTTTCGTTCGGCTGGAAATTGCTTTTTGTCGGCTCTCGGTATTTCCAAGGCGATACTGTTCCGCTATTCGTTCTCGGCTGGGCTGAGAAAACAGACCCGCAGTATTAACCTTCCCGTTCCTTATCTGTCGCGCAAACGAAAGAATCAGGTCTGTCCTTGTGCTTTAATCTTGCGATTATTACCCAGCCGCCGCTAAGTAACTCGGCGGCTTCTTCTATGTCCTTTGCTTCCCTCACTTGTCTTATACACCAGTAGATTTGATTCATTGTTTCCCCCTTACGCTGTTCGTTCATCAGCTCTAAATAGTGTGTCTTTGTCTATGTCGGGGAAAAATTTGCTTTGAATCAAGCAGGCCTCCGTCCACTTAAAAGGCGATTTTCCGTCTATTTTGTGGTTCAGAGCTGTTTGTGTTATTTTAAGTTCAGATGCAATCACAGACTTTTTAATGCCGCGTTCCGCAATCTTTCCCCGCAAAAAACTGTAGGCCATAAGCGCGTCCCTCCTTTCAAGTACCATCGTTGGAACTTATATATGTATTATAGTGCCAATGATTGAACCTGTCAATAGGATTCGCTATTATTTTGTACCTTTTATGGAACTTTTTTATTGCACAAACAAAAGAAGTGTTATATAATGAGGGCGCAGAAGGAGGTTGTGGGAAATGGCACCCAAATTGGATAATATAAACGAATTACGTAAAATGCGCGGGCTTACTGTCGAAGCACTTGCGGAATCCGCAGGTGTGCCGATAAGCACGGTTAAAAAGATTTGCGCCGGAATTACAACAAATCCTAACCTTGAAACGGTAAAAGCTATTGCACGTGCATTGAACTGCCCACTCGACAGCATAAGCGGCAATGAGGAAAGCGTGGACAGCGTAAGGGCTGACTTTATAGCTTTGTTTGACACTCTGAGTGAAGAAGATCGCGCTGATGTTGCTCGTTACGCAGAGTTTTTAAAATCAAAGCATAATAGTAAAGGATAGCGGTTTCTTCTTTATTCAATCCATCAAGAATGCGCGTTGTCATCTATTCTACCTCCAAACACTTGTTCTGTTTTGATAATAACACGTTAGATTCAAAAAGAAAGGGGGAATTTGTATGAGAGTACCATAAACGGGACTGCGCTCGCCGATGTTGCACAAATCGTGCCTCAAATTTAATCGGCAGGGGCGATTTTTCACCCCCGCCTAAGACGGTGGAGAAGCATCGGGGAACCGTCCTGAATAAAGCATAGCATTTATACCGCTCTAATCAATACTCATAAATATAGTATTCGCTAACATTCTTGTTTTTTCGCCACACATAAATGAAGAAGGTGATACCCATTGATGTTGTACGAGAGTTTACGGGCCATGAAGGGCAATATGACAGCGCAGCAGATAGCGGACAAAAGCGGAGTACCCGTTGCAACGGTAAACCGTGTGCTTCAGGGCTTAACGGAAAATCCGGGGTTCGATACGGTCTACAAGATAGTAAAGGCCATGGGCGCGAGCCTGAACGATCTGGACGAGGACGGCGCAGGAGAGACGGAAGGATTGACGCAGTTATATGAAAGAGGGTTAGAGTACAGGGAACGGAAGATAAGGAAGCTGGAACGCACGATAATGATAATAGCAGTATTTACTTTTATTGTTATGGCGGCGGTCATAGGAATGCTGGTATATGATATGATGCACCTCGATAGAGGGTGGATAATAAAATAAAGAATCCCCCGTGCCGAATTAGAGGGCGGCAACAGGGGATAAGGCGGATGCTTCTCCGCCTCCGATTTTAACACAACGGGAGGTTTTTGTAAATGGCAAGGCAAAGCGACGGGAGATACCGGGCAAAGGTGACGGTTGGAAACGGTATCGTCAAGTACGTTTCAGGCAGGACGAAGAAGGAGCTGGAGGCCGCAAAGGAGGCTATCCGGCAGGAATATATCACTGGCAGGAATACGCCGGAAAACGCCATGTTCGGCGCATACGCCATACAATGGTATAACACATACAAAAAGCCGAATATAGGCGCATCGGCGCAGAGCAGTTATAGAACCGCGCTGAATAAGCACATACTGCCGGTGCTGGGGGATAAGCGTTTAGCGGCGATATCCGCCATGGACTTGCAGGAGCTTATCAACTCAAAGGCGGATACCTGCACAACGATAATTGAGAATGTATATCATATTCTGGAAAGCATATTCAAACGGGTATATACGGAAGGGATAATACCCCGCGATATAACCGTAGGATTAGAAAAGCCGTCCAAGGCCAAGGAGAGCCGCCGGGCACTGACGGAGGCGGAGGAAGCCGCCGCGAAGGTGCTGATGCATGAGGAAAACGGCCTGCTGGTGGCATTGCTGTACTATACCGGAATGAGGCTCGGCGAAGCCCTCGGCCTGCAATGGGAATGCGTTGATTTCAGGAAGAAGGTCATACACGTCCGGCAGCAGGTCAATTTAAGGAAGGGAACGATAGCCCCGCCCAAGACGAAGGAGAGCATACGGGATATACCCCTGCCGGACGAGCTGGCGGAAATGCTCGTGCGGGGATTCCCGCAGGCGTTTGTATTCCCCGCCCCCGATGGAACGTACTACCGCAATTCCTCATCAAACAGGCTATGGCGTTCGCTGATGGAGCGCATGGCAGAGTTGGAGCCGGACATAGAGACAAGAGAGGACGGTTCCTCTATCCTCACGCCGCACTACTTCCGGCATAATTACGCCTCAATACTGTATAATGCGGGTATAGACGTTTTAAGCGCAAAGAAGTTTTTAGGGCATAGCAACGTAAAGACTACCCTTGAAATTTATTCACACCTTTCAAAGGAAAAAGAGGACGCAAACGCCGCCGCCGTGAGAGGTGTTTTCAAAAAAAGGTTGCCAGAAAGTTGCCAAAGCGAAACCACAAAATGAGCACAAGCAATCAAAAAAGCCCTAAATACCTAAGAAAAACGCCCGTGCAACACAGGCGTTTTTGATGTTTGGTATCCGGCGGCTACCCGTTTTTTATTCAGTTCCTTGCAGTTTCTCGTCCGTAAAAAGCGGCTGTTTATCTATATTTTCCGTTTGCGCTCGTTTTAGGGCTTGAAATAAAAGGTTGCCAGAAAGTTGCCGGAAGGTTGCCAGTTACGCAGTAAAATATTTTTCAACCTTGAAATCCTTACCGTCTATATCGTTAATGAAATCTTTTGCAAGGCTGAAATAAAACTCCGGATCTTCTCCTCTGCCTACCATTTCGGCGGTATCGTGACTGTCGTTGTAGTACATATTCATGCACAGATAGTATTTGCATATCGCCGTTATGCCCTTCGTCGCCAGAAACGCCTTGATGGTATCATAGTCCCATTTTTGACCGTATGGGCGCATACCCTTGACTATCTGCCTCGCCTCTTCGGGAGTTATCCGATATGCTATTTCTTCGAGGCAATACATTGTTTCTCTGTACACCTCCGGCAGACGGTCCTTTACCGTGTGCATCATATCAGAGAGTGCATCGGTCACCTCTGTCATATCGGTGTGCCTTTCGGATATCAGGCGTATGATCTCCTTAAAGCTCATTACTCTGCGCCTCCGTCAATGCTGGCAAGCCCCTGAGTGCAAGCGGTTTTGCCAAGCATTTTAAAACTGCCGCCCGTGGCGTTGGTTTTGACGATGGTAGCATACCTGGTGCGGGTGCGTATGGCGCAGGCTGTGACCTGGGCGCAGCAGCTATTTATCAGCGGGTACTGTTCCGTGCCGGCGCCTATGGTAACGAACACGGGCGCGGTTATAGTGGTAGCCGCCGGGATAGACTGAGCTACCACGATGCAGTATTTCTGATTATCGTTATAGTTGCCTGCCGGGAGGTTGATTATCAGCCCGGTTCCCGCCGTGAAGGTAACGGCCTGGGAGATTATAAGGTTGGGGCAGAGTTTGCATACATTTTTACAAGCCATTTTTTATGCTCCTTTCAAAAATCAAGGGGCAGCATACGCCGCCCCGATATATCACGGCATAGCCGGAATTAGCAGTAGCAGCCGCAATTATTACCACAGAAGGGAGAGTTCCCCGCGTTGTAGGTGTAACCGTTGGGATAGCGGACTACTCCGTACATGCGGTTATCCATCTCAAGGCTGGACACTTTGTCCCTGAGAGCCTGCATTTCGTTCGCCTGTATCAGGGAACGGGTGGCCTCGGCCTCGGCGTGGATAGCGGTGGTTATGTCGCAGGTGTTCTGGTTCATCTGCGCTGAGAGGTTGGCTATACCGAGCCTCTGTTCACAGCAGCAGTTTGCGAGCTGGTTGGACAGGTTCCGGCCTTCGGTGGTGATAGCGTTGTTCAGCGCGAAGGTGGAATCACATATACCGTTGCCGATGTTAGTCAGACGGTCATTGATCTGGCCGAAGTGCTGACCGAAGAGAATTTCCTGCTGAGACGCGGCGGTGGCATACTGTCCAAATTCGCCCTGGCGGTTCCAGCCGCCAAAGCCGCCGCCCATCATGGCAAAGATCAGGATTAAGGCAAATATCCAGAAGCCTCCGTTGAAGCCGTCAGTCTTGCCATCAGTTACCGCGGCTATATCCGCGAGAGAGGGCATATTATCCATAGTTCTAAAGTTCCTTTCGATTTATATTCCAATCCCGTGCGCGCTTCGGGTAATGGTCTATCTTAATTCAGAAAGAATGTCCTCGGGGTCTATCCCGTATTGCTTGCAGGCCGCATAAAACATCTGTTTAGGGTCGCCGTTGCCTATCATCTGCTTTATCTTCTGTATTTGTCCGGGAACGGACATCATCTGTTTAGCCTGCGCTATCATTTGTGGGTTGAGTTTCCTCGGACTTCCTCCGCTTAGCATTTGTAGTATCGGGTTTGGCATTTATCATTTCCTCCAATCTGGCTATTCTCTGTTCAAGGCCGTTCACATCGACAGGCGGAGCGGGTTTATACGGGGTTATGCTGTAAGGCGAGAGAGAGGGGAACCCCGCCCCGTCCGTTGTTTTAAGCCACACTATGGGGGCCGTTTCGTCCAACAGAAGAACGGAGCTATTAGGGGGCATTTGATATGCCTTTGCGCCGCCCTCGCCGTTCACTTTGACTACTTCGGTTCGCTGATATTGGGTTTGTTGGTTAAAATAAGGTTGGTATGGATACACTGTTTCACGCTCCCTTCTACCTGAATTTTGGCATAAAAAAAGAGCCGACAGGATTGCTCCCATCGGCTATTTATCGGCTATTTACAGTGCGTTTTCAGTTGTTTTTCGGCGGCCTTGCACCGCCTGCGTATCTGGTCATATTCAAGGGGTATTTCGAATTTAAGCTGGTACTCGCCCGTCAAAGCGTCGTATGGTATCCCGTCTAAAAGGCGGCGGGTTATCAGCCAGCGGTCTTTTTCGTTATGTATCCATTCGTGTATGAGTGCTTCCCATTCCGTGCGTGAACGGGAATTAAGCAATGCTTTATCCATTTCAAAGAGGCCCGCTTCTCCAAAAGCCTATACCTCCTTTATAAAAGTACGCCCCCCAATTAAGGGGGGCTATTGAAAGGGAATCCCATCCGGGGGGCTACTGTTTGTTGTAGTTTGCCGAGGATATGCCCAGCACCGCGCCCAGGAACGTGTCAACGGCGGTGAGGGTGCCGACGAACTCCTCAGGATAAGGGAGGTTCCAGATACCCGCGAGGGCGAAATAGAGAGTGCCTATGGCGGGGAGCCAGATCAGGGCGATTGCCTTGAGAATGTCGTATGCCTTGTTTGAGAGTTTCATTTTCTTTTCCTCCTTTAGTTGTTGTGTGCTTCAAGCCTGTCCAGCCGGTGGTGGGCGCTTTTCGCGCTTTCTTCCACACGAGCCACGCGGCGGTCTATGTCCTCGATTTTTGTAGCCTGCGCCCGCATATCGAGTTTGATATCGTCCACGCCGCGCTTGATGTAGTCCACGTCCGATTTAAGCGCGGTATCAATGGCGGTGTCGTGTGTAGCCGCGTCAACCGCGTCCTTTCTTGCGGTCTTTATGTGAGCCAGCCAGCCCAGCAAAATGCCGCTCAGTCCCGTTACGATTGCCCATATCCATTCTTTGGTCATGGGTGCTCCTCCTTATTTTTTTAGTGCGCCTACATAGATTTTGCCGTCCACGGATACAGTAGCCTGCAGCACGTCCGGCAGCTCTGTCGGTGCCATGCTGTGCGCCTGGCAAAACGCCCGTATGGCCGCAATGGTGTTTTTACCCGCTATGCCGTCAGGGTCGCCGGCGTTGTAGCCCAGGGCGTTAAGGGCGGTCTGCAAGGCTTTGATGTCGTCTCCCCGCATCATGGGGCTCGTCAGGGTTATGATTTTCCGCGCCTTTACCTCTTCCTTTTCTTCCTCCTGCTGGAGCAGGGCAAGCCGCCCCCAGTGCGTCCAGCTGCCATCGGACAGTTTGCGCTTGCATACGCCATCGTCACGGCCTTTGGCCTCTATGGTGTAGCCATCGCCGACGTATACGCCGACATGTACCATTTTCTTGCTGCTTTCGCTGTACTTGAATACGAGGTCGCCCGGCCATATGGGGGTTTTCCCGGCGTAGCCCCTGTTTTCGCCGCACATACGGTAAAGCCCCTGGGCGTTGGTGTCGCCCTTCATCCAGTGCTTTATGTCGCTGATGTAGTGTACGATGAGGCCAGAACAGTCGAATGCGTAGAGAGGCCGTTTTTCGGCCTTCTCCATGAATTTCACGGCGCGGTTGTAATTCGTGTCGCTGGTTTCGCGCCGTTCTATCCATGCGTAGGGGTCGCTCATGCTGTCAACCTGCTGTCCCTGCGCTCCCCATACATACATATCGCCTACGTGGGATTCCAGGTAGGCGATAAAACCGTCTATTCTGTTCATCTGCGTTTACCTGCTACCGCAAGGCCGAACCCTATCAGGGCTATGGATACCGCATATGCGAGGACGGAGGCGCCGCCGGTCTTGGGTATCACCACGGGATTTTTTGCAATGGGCTGTTCGGCGGGCTGCGCGGCGTTAAAATAGTAGGTTTTGCTTACAGTCCTGTTTTTCTGCATGGCGTTGTAGAGTTCTTCTGCCGTGGTGGCGTTTTCGTATGCCATGTCCTTGACGGTTATACGGAGGGCGGCGGGCTGGTCGGTAACTATGCCGCTCAGGTAATATGTTCCGGCCTCCAGCCTCAGGTCGTTTGCGTCCAGCTTTACGCCGTCCAGCTCCACAATAAGCTCCATGTCGGTCAGGTCGAAAAACCGGGGTATGCCCAGGTCAACCTTGAGCAGGAAAAGCTCGTTATTGACGTAGGTTTTGGATACCGCCTTGCCGGTCTGGTAATCCAGCGCGGTTATATCCAGAGTTACGGGGTCTGCGGCGTAGGCTACGGTGCTAAGGCACAGCATGAGCATAACCGCGAGGATACAAGTGAGTTTCTTCATTTTAATTTTTTTCCTTTCTTTGTTTTTTAATTATGAAAAAAGAGCCGTGCGGCTCCTTATTCCGTGTATTCGCTCCATTTGGAGCTGCCCGCCTTGGGCTTGTAGACGGTGGACTTGATGTGCTGCTCGGTGCATTGCCACGTTTTGCCGTTGTAGGTAACTATGGTGTCTACCTCGATCACCGTGCCGTCCTCGATGTCGCCCCACGCGGGATAGGTCACGGTCTGCACCGCCCAATATGTGCCGAGGTTTGCGGCAGGGGGCTTGTTGCGGCTGTATTTGAGGGCAACATATCCCTCAACCGTATCCCCGGCTATGTAGCGGGTCTCAGCGTCCCACGGTGCGCCCTGCGTGGGAGTAGGGGTAAGCCCTGCCCGCGCCGCCGTCAGCACCTCTACAAGGTCGGTCTCGTGCGCCTCGATTTCCGCTTTACGCACGGCTACCAGCGCCATAAGTTCACTGCGCGTCATTCACATTCACCCCCAGCTCCGCCAGCGCGTCTATATAGTCCTGCGTGGTGGCCTGCGCCTCATGTTCCGTCCAGCTCTGGACTATCTCTTCGCCGCTGTCCTCCCACGTTTCGGTATAATAATAGCCCTCCTTTGAGGGCATGGGGGAACGGGTCACGGGCTTATAGCCCAGCTCCTTTATTGCCGCATCGTCATTGGTGGAGAGGTGCGCCCCTGCGGGGTGTGTCACACCGTTGATTATAAGCGGCGATTGTAACTCAATCGGCAGACGTAAATATTCGGGATACCCGCCCACCAGTTTGGCATAGTTTGTGTTTAGCATTGTTTTCTCCTTTTTATTCTTGCCATGCTACATAGCGGTAAGTGCCGTTCATACTGTTTGCACCAGCGTTCATCGTAAAGCCATTGTCATTATATTGGTAGCCGTATCGTGAGGTTTTAATAAAGTTTATGTCGCCGGAAGATGCTAACGCAACAGCACCATCGAAAAATGAAACTAAACGGCTGGCATTCCCACTGCCAGAAATTATAGTAAATATGACATGATCCGGTTTAAAACCAACAGTTTGCACAGTAAGCGTATGTTGATTTTTGTTCGTATCAGAAAATGTTCCCGTTGATATATTTTTTGCTTTTGCCATGTTGCCCATCAGCCTCCTTCGTAACATAGCTATCATGCGCTCACAACCTCCTGCACTGCCCACACACCATTGTATACATCAAATTCATAGGTCTTATTCGCCTCTATTGCCGGGGCCGCGCCCATAAATGTGCCGCTAAATGACACTGATACACTACTACCCGTAGTAAATTTACCGTGTGCCCAGCCGGATGCGGGCGGGGTAAACACGTATGTACCAACAGGAGAGGATACGTTATATATGGTGTTTGCCGTAAGCGCCGCGCCGCTGGCGGGGAGGGAGGAAGCCATAACAGGCGGGGTCAGGTAGTCCGTGTCGCCTACGGCCTGCGCCACTTTGCCGCCTGCGCCCTTGAGCAGGCCGTTAATGTTGGTCGCGGTGTCGGCGGTTATCTCGTTAGGGCCAGCGGGGCCCTGTTCGCCCTGTGCGCCAGTGTCGCCTTTCGTTCCCGTGTCGCCCTTTGCCCCCTGCGGGCCTTTGATGCTGACACTTGCGGGGTTATCCAGTCCGCCGTTATTACTCCATGAGATAACGCCCTCAGCAGAGACGGCGGGGGTAAAATACGGCCCGGTGTCGCCCTTGGGGCCGTCCGCGCCCTTGGGGCCTTGGATACCCTGCGGGCCTTGCTCACCCGTATCGCCCTTCGCGCCTTTTTCGCCCGTCGCACCTTTTTCGCCTGTCGCGCCTTTTTCGCCCTGCGGGATGCCGAACTCAAAATCAAATACCTTTGCGGTGTCCGCGCCGCTTGCCGTTACCTTCACGGTGGCGGCGGCTCCGGCGGCGAGGGTGTTTGCCGTGGCGGTGGGCGTGCCAAACCCTGCGGCTGTGCCGGGGTCGCCTTTTGCGCCGGGGTCGCCCTTCGCTCCGGGGTCACCCTTGGCTCCCTGCTCTCCTTGTATGCCTTGCTCGCCTTGTATGCCCTGCAAGCCCTGCGGGCCTTCGGGGCCTTGGATACCCTGTTCGCCCTGTATACCCTGTTCGCCCTGTATACCCTGTTCGCCCTGTGGCCCCCGTATATTGATTGTGGCGGGGTTTTCCAGCCCACCGTCATTACTCCACGATAAATCGCCGTCAGCGGTCACAGAGGGCGTAAAGTGCGCTCCTGCGGGGCCTCGTTCTCCCTTGTCTCCGGGGTTGCCTATAAGCCCTTGTATACCCTGCTCACCTTTGGGAACGCCGAACTTAAAGGTGAACACTTTTGCGGTATCTGCGCCGGAAGCTGTCACCTCTACAGTAGCGGGGGCTCCCGCGTCAAGGGTGGTCGCCGTGGCAGTGGGTGTGCCGAATCCGGCGGCTGCGCCCGTGGGGCCTTGTTCGCCCCTTGCTCCCGTGTCGCCCTTCGCGCCGGGGTCGCCCTTGGGGCCCGTATCGCCTTTAGGGCCAGTGGGGCCTTGCTCACCTTTTGCGCCCTGCAAGGGGCCGTTGTTTACCCACTTGGAATTTACGCCGTCCCAAATATATATATCATACGGTTCGCCCGCGCCCACGCCGTAAGCGTCGCCAGCGGAGGGGTTAGATACTCCGGCTTGTAATGCGGAGAGGGAAGCGTAATAGCCTAACACGGCAAATCCTTCGCCCGTGTCACCTTTGGCTCCCTGTGCGCCCTGTGGCCCCCTTATATTGACTGTGGCGGGGTTTTCCAGCCCGCCGTCATTACTCCACGATAAATCGCCGTCAGCGGTCACAGAAGGCGTATAGTGCGCTCCTGCGGGGCCTCGTTCGCCCGTGGCTCCCGTATCCCCCTTGGGGCCCGTTTCTCCCTTGTCTCCGGGGTCGCCTTTAGGCCCTTGGATACCCTGTTCACCTTTGGGGCCAGTGGGGCCCGTTTCTCCTGCGGCTCCCGTGTCGCCTTTATCGCCTTTCTTGCCTTCGGGGCCTTGGGGGCCGACGGGGCCAGCGTCGCCCTGCAAGCCTTTCTTGCCCTCCGGGCCTTGCGGGCCGGTAGGGCCTTGCTCACCACGGGGGCCTTGCAAGCCTTGTATACCCTGTTCGCCCTTGGGGCCTACCGCGCCCTGTTCGCCCTTGGGGCCTTGTATTCCTGCGGGGCCTTGTACACCCTGCGGGCCTTGGGGGCCTGTGGGGCCTATTTCACCCTGCGGGCCCGTGGGGCCTGTCGCGCCTAACGCCTGGGATACTAACTCCTGAACCTCGGCAAGAAGCTGTTCCGCCACGCTGGGGGTGGGAAGGTTGGAGCCGGGAAGGTCGGCTATTATCTCAATGGGCCGCGTTCCCGTCCACTTGGCTATGATGTTCTTCTCATCGTTCGCCAGAGTGGCTAAAAGTGTGAGGTTCATCATGCCCCGCTTGCCCGTAAACAGCGGCGTGATATGCCATGTAAGGGTTATATCTTCCCCCACATCTTTATACAGCACATACCTTGCTTCCGTGCCGTCCATGGGCCAGTACGCCTTTATGGTGAACCCTGCGGCGGCAAGGTCTACATCACGGGCATCTAAGGGTATGCTGATAGTGACGGTATCCGCCAGACTTTCACCCTCGATAACAAGGGACTGTATAGGGGTAGTGAGAAGATACTTTCCGTCAACCGTTATTCTGTGCATTGTTCGTCCTCCGCAAGTTTTTCTAAGGCCAGAATACAGCCTAATTTCGCGTCTAAGTCCGCTTTCGCTACAACGGGTATAGAAGTATTAAGTGTGCGTATTATCGCTTGTATAACGGCTTTCTGTTCGTCTGTCATATATCCGTAGCTCCTTTAAATCTGTCATCATGGGTTTTGATATAGTTATAAACAACCTGATACAACGTTTGTCCTTCGAGCGCGGACGGGCTAAAATAGTCAGTGTAATCGGTCGAGTTTTCGCCATACTCTTCAGAAGGATAAACGATGTCCTCTACTCGAATCTTCACCGCCGCGAAAGTTATAGGATTTGCACCCGCCAGCCGTGCTTCCTGCGAAAAATAAGGATTGACTGTCGCGTCAACCCTTTTGTTTACTCTGTCTATCTTAACATCATCTATCACCCAATAATTTACGGGAACGCCCTCTTTTGTAGTTTTAGGTAGATACAGCGCCATATCTTTCCTCCAATGCTGATAATCTCCGGTTTAAGTCCTGCACATAAGGCAATAACAACTTGGGTAATCCGCCCTCGTAATCAACGGCGCACGGGATATCTTTGCCATTGATTTTTTCGGTTATAACAAGTTCGGGGCATACCTTGTAGACTTCTTCGGCTATAAGCCCGTAATCCTGTTTACCACTGGATTTCCATGTGAACTTACGGGGACGTAGGGCGTTCACTTTTGCTATACAATCCAACCCCGCATCTTGAATATTCTCCTTGCGGCGTATCGATGAGGAAGCATAGCCTATATATCCTCCGCCTGATGCCGCCCATCGTAGCGTATAAGTGTTGACAGAATAATCATAAATTTGATCACATTGCAGATAACCTTTAGTAAATATAGTAGCACCGGCGTTAATAGAATAATCAACTCCCAGCGTAACAAGCCCGCTTTTTTGGCCTGACAGGGTTATTTGACCAAGCTTTAACTTACCTCCACTTTGCCCTGAGTACAGCGAACAAGTATTGCCTTCAAGGTAACTGCCGTGTATATCGAATCCCGCAATCGTACCGCCTGATGCCGTAAGGTTGCCGGTGGTCACTGAGCCGCTTATGGTGGCGTTTACGCACGTCATCTTGCCGTTGGTGTCTATCTTGAAGTTGTTGTTCGCCGTGACAACGCCGTTAAGGTTTATCTTTGACGCGCTTATTGATACCGCTTCCGAGCTTTGATTTATGGTGGAAATAATATTGTCCTTGGTGACGGTGCTCGACAATCCCTCGGCGGTTATTTCAAGCTGTGTCTGCATATTCTGCGTCCATGTGGTAGGCATACATACGGTGTTATCTACCACCCACGCCGAACCCGTGTAACGCTTTATTTCCTTTGTCGAGGGATTGTACCAGTATTCCCCCTCCTTTGCGCCCGTAGGCGTGGCGGTCTGATTATATTTAGGGGAGATGACCGTCTGCCACGCGGAACCCGTCCATACCTTTATCTTGCCATCGTTGTACCATTGATACCCCGTGTTCGCGGTTTTCTGGTCATCGTCCCACCCTAAAGAGGGGTCGGTGTCGGATTCAACAGGGGTCAGGAAAGCTACCCGTGTGACCGTCTGCTTCATTCCCTCAACGGTCATTTCTATTTCATGGGCTGCGCGTCCGGCTATGAGCGTCCGGCGGTTCTCCGCGCTTATGGCGGGGCGTAGAGGGGAGCCGGAGCTTATGTACTGTATCCTTGCCCTGCCCTTAAAGGTCAAGTCCATGCGGTAAATGGGGAAGGTATAAGTCCCATCGTCCGTGACTACCTTTATCATGTCGCCCGCTTCCAAAGACCAATCGCCCTTTGCGTCCAGCTCGACAGGCGTAAACGCCGCAAAAGAGTTTAAGCGGTTATAGATAACCTGTGCATAAGGTCTTATCTGTGCATCGGTATAGCCATACAGCATAGGGCAGTCTATTATCTGATAAGCGTTCGTCCCCGTGCCGACTATTACGCCTATGTCCTTTTCGGAAGCGGCTACCTGTAATTTGTCTATCTTGGCTACCTGATACTCCGATACCACGGCGTTATAATAGTCTGCGGAATTGGCAGTCTTATTAAAGGTGACATCGGTATTGGTGAACCACGTCAGCTCACACACTCCGCTTCGGGATATGCGGGCAAAGGAACACGCCGCCTCGGCTATCCATTGCAGAACTTCCCGACAGAGAACATCTTGCGTTCTGAACAGCGGTGAATCAAAGGTTTTCCCCGAATTGGGGAAGTCTGCCATTGAAGCAGGTACGCCGACATGAGCGCAAAGCGATGTGAAAATATTTTTTAGTGTAGTCGGGTACGAAAGAGAATTAAGAAAAGCATCTGCGCTCACATCGAACTTTACCATTCTGTCATGGGCGGTGATGCTTATTTTTTTAGGTTTAAGCCTGTCGGGCTTTTCAGAAACGAACACGCCCAGAGGAACATATTCGTATTCTTCCCCCACGAGTACGCCTATCGAGGCGGTGAACTCCGTGCCGTCAAAGTTAAAAGAGGATAGCCCCCCGTCAAAGTTAAGGAGTTCTACCCCCAGTTCTGCGGAACAGGCCGCGCCTATCGTCAGTTCTTCGTCCTCAAAAGCCATGCTTGAATAGGTCAAACCGGAGATTGAGAGGTTTTGTTCCGCTATCTGATTTTCGCCGAATGTCAGCTTTAGCTTTTGGGGCTTGCCCGACATTACGGCGTTACGAAAGCCTGTGCTTACTGTGTACATTTTGCCTCCAATAAAAAAGACACCCGAAGGTGTCACGGAGTTTATTTTCTTACTGGCGCTCCCACATTATCACGAAATGAGCCGGTAATAATTTTGATTAAATCGCTGATAGCTCCAATCATAAAGTAGTTCCCTGTGATAAGCCTAAACAGCCCCATTCTGCGCCCTACATACCAGTAGTAAACCGGCAGAATCCCAAATCCACACAAGAACCAGATTATAAGCAGTACAATTTTGCTCTTATCGCTTGCAACAGTAACATAGTTCGCCATAACAAAACCCCCTAAAGATATGTAATTTTATTATTACGCCTTTAGGGGGAAGTGTCAATACTCTATTACCGTCATGCTCAAAGAAATATACGCCTTGTTCTTATCACCTTCGGGGAACCAGATAATTTCTTCTTTCCTGTCGCCTACATAAAACGTGCCGGAATAGTTACCCGCAAGGGTCTTAGGGTTCGGACAGGTAAAAGGAAAGCTGTCGGAATCGACAGCCTGTAATATCGCCGAGCACAGCTCCCATGTCAGCACGTCCCACGACAATTCAACGGTTAGCTTCTGCGCTACCATTGTTCGGTTGAGTGTGCCGGAAGCGTCTCTTTCAGCCTCCGTGTCAAGGTCGGCGAGCGTCATATTCAGTTTAGAGGGGTCGGGGAGCGTATAGCTCCCCACCTTTAAGCCTATATCATATCTATACATCACACGTTACCTATGGCAATATTGTTCATATTGACCGATTGATTGACTATTCTGCCCAGCTTCGCAGAGGGATACAGTGCTATCTCCACGTCCTTATCCGCTATTCTCTTGAGCAGGGCTATGATGGTTTGGGTATCCTTATCGTTCAGCCCGCCCATTATGGATTGCAGCTTATCAAGGGGGGCTATGACTTCGGGATTGTTCTTGGCGTTGGCGTATTCGCCCACCTGCGCCAATGTGTCACCATACACCAGACCGCCCTTTGCAAAAGCGGGAACTCCTATGCTCGTATCAACATTCAATGCGCCCTGCAAAGATTTAGAAATATCCGCCATAGACCGCACGGCAGCGGCCTTTCCGCGCTGGATACCTTGCGTCATGCCCGCCATAATGTTTCCACCTATTCCGGCGAATACCTTTGAAGGAGAGTGAATGCCGAATACGCTCTTTGCGGCATCTATAACGCTTCTGAACTTGTCTGTTACCCAATTTTTGAATGAAGTCCAGGCGTTATTTATGCCCTGCTTGATACCGTCTATAATAGCGGAACCAACTTCCTTGAGTTTGTTAGCCGCGCCGCCCACTATACCGAACGCGCTCTTAATCGCATTCATTACGGGGGTGAAGATATTGGTTACTACCCATGCGCCGATTGTGGCAAGAACATTTTTAATACCTTCAAGCATACCTTGAATAACATATCCGCCCTGTTCCGCCATTACGGTAGAGGGAGAGTGAATTCCAAATGCCCTTTTGAACCCTTCGATGAACGGCCTGCATATGTGCTCATATATCCATGTGCCGATATTAACGAGAGCATCTATGATACCCAAGAACAGGCCAGCAACAACATTGCCTCCAGCTTGTTCCATAATGCCCCTCCACCACTCCGTTACGCTTTGCCATGCGGGTTCTATCAGCCCGACAATGAACGCCGTAAGGCCGCCGAGAGCCGCTCCGATGCCTTCAAAGAGCTTATCCACCAGCCCGTTCCAGTCTATAGTTCCTATAAATTGCGCTACCTTGTCGCCCAATTCCTGCCAATTTACCGTTTCAAGCGTCTGAATGGCAACGTCAAACAGGCCGCGGAACTTAGCATTAAGCATTTCCGCTATGAGTGCCACGTCAAGGTTTTCCACCCATGCGTTTATAGCATTTCCTAACCCCTGCCCTAATCCGGCCCAATCGGTTTGCGACCAGAATGTATACAGAATATCGATTATGGCGTTCATGCCGTCCGCTATGGTTTTGCCCATCAAAGACCAGTCAAAATCAGCTATGAAGCCGTTCATACCGTCCGTAATGGCCTTCATTATCTCTACACCCTTAGGCCGCAGGGTATTGTTTATCCAGTTATCCAGAATAGACATACCCTTATTCATGCCTTGGGCGATCATCTGACCTACACCATACCAATCACCTGCGGCAATAGCGGCTTTAAGCTTGTCTATCCATTTTGCTATATCAGTCGGGAGAACATCGGCTATATCGGTTTCCTCAAACATTTTACCGATATCTCCGGCGCCACCGCCGCCGCTGTCCTTCTGCTGCTGGATAAGGTTGATCTGGTCGAATCCCGCAAGGGTTCCTTTCAGTTCTTTTGCGGCCTTGTTGGATTTATTGAGGGATTGAGCGTAATCCTGCTGGACATAAGCGGCTTTTGTGAAAGTGCTTTGCCCTCTTAGCTTTGCAAACATCGCGCCTATCATATTGAACAGGTTAGCTATTGCCATCGTGACTTTTGTTATGACGGGCATAATGGCTTGCAGCGCGGGCAGGAATGCGCTTGCGATAGAGTTCTTTGCATAAGTAAATCCGCTCTGAAGATCTGATAATGTGGCATTAGCCTTTTGAGAGGCCTGCGCCATATTCTTAAACCCTTCCTGCACACCCATTATTACGGCGTTTATACTTCGCCATATAATCATACGGGATAGGATTTTGCCGACCGCTTTACCTAATTTTGAAAAGAAACTGTGTGTTTTGCTTGTCGCGCTTTTTGCTATGGACGGCAGTTTACTAAAAGACTTCTTGATTGAAGAACTCATTTTAGTAAACGCATTTGCGCCTTTCTTGGCTGCTTCTTTTGCCTTTTCAACCAGCTTAGAAAAACCGCCTCCGCTATTGCCTATTTCTGCCTCGGCTTCCTTGGCCTTTTCTTTCATCTTCTGTATCTGCCCGGTCACAGACAGGATTTGCCCTCGGACACGTTCAAGCCCCTGCCCTGTGCCGCCGCCCTCGGATAGCTTTTCTTCCGCGCCTAAGAGCCTTTGCAGCTTATTATAAAGCTCATCGAGCTTCATGTTGAACAGCTCGGCAGTATTCGCTTCCTTAACAAACTCTTCCGCTAAGTCACGGCTTACGGGCTGGGCTTCCTTCGGTACTAAGGCTTCCGCTTCGGCTGCCGGGTTACGTCCCTTAAAGGCGTTTGCCCCGAATCCGGCGGGAACCTTGCTCATCGCCTCGTCTAATCTGCGCTCTACTTCCTCGGCGGTCTCCGCGACCTTATTTAAGGATTCACATTGCCCGTCCGCCATCTGTTCAAACGCATTGCTCTGTTCGCTTGCGCTGGCGGATATTTTGCGCGTCTTTTCATTGAGCATTTCGGCTGCCTGTGCGGCTTTCCGCTGCGCGGCTTCAAGCGCAAGGTTTGACTTGGCTATATCGTTCGCGTACTTCACCCTTGCGGCTTCGGTTTTAAGCGCTTCCCTTTCCGCTACGGCTTGTGCGCGTATGGCCTTTGCGTTCTGCATACTGCTTGCCGACTGCTTTACAAATCGGTTAAGTCTGGTTTCCAGCTCGGTCAAGACCTTCTCGGCGGTTGAAGCATCACAACCGACTAAAATTTGTAATTCTTCAACGACCACGGACATATCCTCCGAATTTATTTCTTATTTCGTCTATCCTGTTGTCAAGGCTCCGCTCCCACGACACAGGAACAAACAGTTCTTCGTACTTAGGCAAATCGTGCTTGGACTTGGAGAACATATTGCTTATGTTGGTGGCAATAAACCTTGATACCAGCACGCTTGAATAGTACATTTCCCTGCACTGGTTTTCCTCGCGGGCTTCGATATAGTCTACAATATCGGCGGGTTCATGCTCCCAAAACT